CCTGACGCCGCCCCGTTGGATGCCGACCTGGCTGCGGGCGTCGCCAATGTTTCGGTCTACTCCATTCCCGGCCACTCCCGGCCGGCGAGCCGCTACCTCGACAAGTGGCGCATCGCATCCCGCGGCATACCGACCGTCACGGCATCATCCTCCGGCAGCACGGTCACCTTCGGCGGTGTCGGAGGACCAGGGCAGATTGCCGGTGTCATGCTCGGCGTGGCGCCCTACTCCGTTGCGGCAACCGGCGCGCCTTCGGATGTCGCCACTGCCCTGGCTGCCATCATCCCCGGAGCGTCTGCCTCCGGCCCTGTTCTGACGCTGCCTTCGCCATGGTTTACGGTCCGCCTCGGCGCGCCGATCACCGAGGAGAACGAGGTCCGCCGCCAAATCCAGGGATTTCAGATCGTCTTGTGGTGCGCCTCACCCGCCCAGCGGGATGCCCTCGCCAAGGCGGTCGACGGCTCGCTTGCATGCTTCGACCAGGATTTCGTCCCGCTCCGGGGCGGCAGCGCGGGACTGCTGAAATACACCGGGACCACGTCGGATGACGTGGTGTCAAAGGCCGACCTGTGGAAACGGATCCTGCATTACACCGTGGAATACCCCACCGTGGCCACGCGGCAGTCCGCGCCGATCCTGTTCCCGACTTCCACCATCACCGTCACCCACACTGACATCGGAGCAACCGCATGACAACGCTTGTCGTCGTCCAGCCGTTCGGCGCCTACGCGCGCGGCGATGCCATAACCGATGCGGCTGCGGTTGCCACGGTGCTCGCGGGCAGCAACAGGCGATCCGTTGTCCGCCTGCGCGCTCCGGTGGTTGCCGCTCCGGTTGCCGCCCATGCAGCTCCTGCAGCCCCGGCCGCAGTCCTGACCACCGCGCAGGCGGCACAGGCAGCCGCCCGCGCCGCCGCCGAACTGCAGGCACAGGCCGCCGAATCCGCCAAGGAAGCAGCCGCCAAGGCAGCCCACTAACACGAAGACATCATCACCCTGAGGCGGTTGCCCGGATCGTCCGGGCGCCGCAAATCCCAAAGGACACCGCCACATGCCAATCGTGCAAGCCGGCGCCATCAACACCGCGGCGACGCTGGTGGCGGGCGTCTACGTCGTAATCGTTCCCCCGCCTGTCGTGCTCCAGGGCGCACCCACCGACATCCTCGGCCTGGTCGGTGTCGCATCATGGGGCCCGGTCGGCCTCCCAATCGTTTTCGGCGATCCGAGCGGCGCGCAGTCTTCCTTCGGCCCGCAGAAGGTCCGCAAACACGACCTGGTTACCGGCGCGGCCGTTGCCACCCTACAGGGTGCGGGCGCCTTCCGTGGCGTGCGGGTTTCCGACGGCACCGACACCGCCGCCACAGTGACGGTGGACAGCGCGTCCTTGTCCGCCGCCGCCGCATGGTGGGCGAAGGTTGCCGCCGCGGTGAACCAGGGGTCCGGCGTGTCCCGTGGCCAGTCCGGCCTCGTGGTGTTCAATGCCACCACCGGCCTGTTCACGGCGCTCTATACGGGCACCGAAGGCAACACCATCACCGTGTCGGCCGTCCCCGGATCCAAGGTTGGCACCTTCCGCCTGGTTGTGCGGCGCGCCGGATACCAGCCGGAAGTGTACGATAACATCGCTCCGGCCGACGCCACGCATATCCCGGTCGTCGAGCAGCTCACGCTCGCCGGCGGAACCGATGGTGACACCGGAGTTACCGCGACAAGCCTGCTCGGCAACGACGTGGCACCCCGCACCGGGATGTATGCCCTGCGCGGCCAGGGGACTTCGGCATTCGCGCTGGTGGACTGCGACGATCCGACCGCATGGAGCGTTCAGGTTCCCTTCGCCCAGGCGGAAGGCACCCAGTTCTATGTCTCAGGCGCCATGGGCGAGACCGTCACGTCGGCGGCGGCGGACAAGGCTGAGGCTGGCATCGATGACTACTCGGGCAGCGTCCTGCTCGGCGACTGGCTCTACTGGAACGACGCCACCAACGGCGTGGTCCGCCTCGTGTCGCCGGCACTCGCCGCCGCCGGGAAGCGGGTCGCCCTGGCGCCCAACGAGAGCATCCTGAACAAGCCGCTATACGGCATCCTGGGCAGCCAGAAGTCCGGCCAGGTCGGCAACGGGGCGTGGGTCAGCTACACCGCGGCGGAAATCGAGGCCCTGGTGCTGGCTGGCATCGATGTGCTGGGCAACCCGGCACCGGGCGGGGCTTACTGGGCATCCCTGACGGGGCACAACTCCTCGTCGGACGCCTCGCGGCATTCGGACTCCTACACCCAGATGACCAACTTCCTGGCCCGGACGGTCAACGGCGGGATGGGCATCTACGTCGGACAGCCGAACAGCCTGCAGAAGCTCCAGGCAATTTCCGCGACGCTCAGCGCTCTCCTGGCGATGGCGGAAAGCGCCGGGCTCATCGGCGACGATGACGGCACCGTTCCCTACAGCGTGGTCTGCGACAAGTCGAACAACCCGCAGGCCCAGCGCGGCCTGGGCCAGACCACCGCCAATGTGAAGGTCACCTACCAGGGAATCACCGAGGAACTGTTCGTAAACCTGCAGGGCGGCGCCACCGTCACCATCGGCAGCTGACCGCCGCCGTCTCCGGAAACCAACACGGGGCGCTGAGAAGCGTCCCCTTTCTTTGCGAGGTCCCCACCAATGACCGCGATCACTCCCGCCAACAGCTTCTCCGTAGGCAAAGACCTTGCCGTCATCCTGGTCGGCCCAACCGGCGTCGTGCAGCTCCCGAAAATCACCGGGTGGCACTTCGAGCCACAGTACGACAGCTTCTCGTCGAAGCCGCTGGACGGCCCGACGCGCAAGCTTGACCTGCCGGACGGGCACAACTTCTCCATCAAGTACGACCGCGAGGACGCGACCGTCGACAACTTCTTCGCCCTCATCGAGGCGGCATACTGGGCGGCCGGCGGTTTCGTGCCGACGTTCACGATGTACGCCTACATCACCGAGCGCTCCGGCGGCCAGACCACCTTCGAGTTCGTCGAGGCGACCGTCAAATACAAGCAGGGCGAGTGGAAGACCGGGGCTGCCGTGTCGGGGCAGATTGACGGCTACGCCCGCTACTGGCGCGTCGTGTAAGGGGCGGTGATCCATCATGAGTGACATCCAGACCGCCTCCGCCCGGATTATCGCCGAGGCGGCGGAAACCGTCGAGCATACGGATGGCCTGGGCCGGAAGCTTGTCATCGGCAAGCTGTCCGTCCTGGACCAGGCGCGCATCCTGAAGGCCATCGGGTCCGAGCAGTCGAACAACGGGCCTTTCGTGCAAATCGCCATGGCGTCCTGCTGCATCCGCAGCGTCAACGGAATTCCCTGCCCGACGCCGCGCACGCCGTCGGAGGTGGAGGCGGCAATCGACCGCATGGGCGACGCGGCATACCTCGTCGTCATCGTCCAGATGGCCAAGTGGTCGCAGGCGGCATCGGACGCCATCGATGGCGCCCTTAAGTCGTCCTTCGAGGAATCAGTAAAAAACTGATCAGGCACTCCGGACTTCGGTCCGTGCTCTGGCTCGTCAAGAACGGGGTGCCGCTGGACGTCGCCGAGGCCCTCCCGCCGGATGAGCGGGAAGCCTGGGCAATCATCTTCTGCGAATTCGAAGGCGCCTCGTTTGACGAGGAAACCATGGCCTGGCGCAAGCCTGGCGAACGCCCGCCATCGTGACGCCGGATTGGGGGAACGCCCGTGATTGAAGCATTCCGGGTTGTCGTGAACCTGGCCGCGAAGAACGAGGTATCCGGCGTCCTGGGCGTCATCGCCCAGGATGTCCTGAAGCTGCACGGCCACGTCGGCAACCTTGAGGGCGCCTTCGGCCGGATGAAGATGGCCATCGTCGGCGCGACCGCCGTCATGGGCGGCGCGGCGGTCCTCGGCGTGATGAAGAGCCTGGCCGAATCCGCCAAGGAATACCGCACCGAGATGTCGCGCCTTCCCGGCGCAGGCTTCAATCCGGAGCAGGTCGAAGCGGTGAGGAAGCGCGCCTGGGAGGTGACCACCTCGACCCCAGGCGCGAACATCACGCATACGGGCGAGCACATACGGGAAATGAAGGAAATCCTAGGCACGCCTGAGGCGGCCATCGCCGCGTCGGCAGCCGTCGAGAAGATGGCGGTCACCATGCAGGCGCAGACCAAGCTCGACTCAGAGAACTCGCTGAAGTTCGTTACCAAGGCGGTCGAGCTACAGGCGCAGGAGCATCTCTTCGACAAGGATGGCAAGTTCGACGAGGGCAACTTCAAGGATCGGATGGACGCCGCCTACCGGTTCCTGGTCGCGGCCAACGGCTTCGTCAAGCCGGAGCAGATGATGGGCATGCTCCAGCAGGC